CAACAACAGGTATCTCACCAGCTTTAAACGCTTCTAGTATTCTTTCACGTTCACCTTTGGGGGTATCTCCGGAAACGATGGTACAACCTGGAATTGAATAGGTCAGTCTTTCGGCTTCTTTCAAGAACCGGGTAAAGACCAGTATTCCTTTCCGTTTGCCTCCTGCTTTTGGATTCATCAGCCTTTGGACAATGTGAACGAGATAGCCGTAGAAGTCTATACGCTCATATTCTCTTTGGACTGACCTATCTGTGTAGTCGGCACCGGTAGTATTCACTTTCAAATTGAGTTCGTTCCATCCCGAAGGATTCATCGGGTAATAGTTTAGCTTAGCCAAATAACCCATATCTAAAAGAGTAGATACTTGTACATGATAAATGACTTCTGAAAAAACATGGGGCTTTGTCCGTGTGATAAATTTTAGCATAGACCCGAAATCACGTGAAGAAGACAATCTATAAGGAGTTGCCGTCAATCCAATAACTTTGCACTTTACAGCTTCAAAGAAATCCTTATACATTCCCTCTTTTGGGTTTACCAAATGGCATTCATCAACGATGATGTTTTTGAAGTGGGTAAATAGCTCGGGATGATTCTTCACGCTGCCGATGGTGGCGAATGTTATCCGGCTTATCTCCTTTGAATTGAAGGAAGCCGAATAGATACTGCAATCAAGAATGCCGTATGAACAGAGCTTCTTGAAGTTTTGCTCTAAAATTTCTTTTGAGGGCTGAAAAACCAATGTATGACCGTCAAGCCTTGCGGCTATATCCGCTATGATAAGGCTCTTCCCACTGTTATGGTGTATGAAGAATTGACCATCGCAGTATAAATGATTACCATCAATCGTAAAACCATAATAATTACCACGTCCTAAGTATTTTACTGTAAATCCTGTTACAAGAACACTTTTCTTTTGTAAACGTGGCTTTCCTTTTCTGATTTTAACTTTGGTTGGTATTATGTCAAGTTCTCCAGTTATCGACATACGATAATACGTTTCACCATTTACTATTTTTCCTGTTTTAGTGCCGCAGAAAAGACCAAGAGAACGACATAAGAACATTATATCATCTGCCAGTTGCTCTGATTTTGTGCAATATTCATAGGCATTCTTATTATTATCGTAGTAGGAGTCTGTGTCAAGCAATCCTGCAAGTAATTTTAATCTGTCGTATTTTGAAGCAGTTTTATAATGAGTTGGAATGAATTTGAACGCGGAAGTCAATCCTGTAAGCCCCAATTCGTCCAAGAATACTATAATCGGATTAGGATTCGCACGGCTAACTTTAATATTTGAAAGACTGTAAGTAGAAGCTAAATTATTTTTCTTTGTGGCTTTTCTTACTTTCATGCCATACCTTGCAGCGAAAGAATATAGAAATTCCTCCACTTCTTTACGTTGAGAGGTTATATCAATACCATTGACAGAACAACCGTCGCCAAGATAAAGACCAAGGAAATAAGGCTCAATCACGGACTTTGTTTCGTTGCCGAAATCTACAAACTCCGGCTTCCTTAACTTATGAAGATGTTTGTAATTGTTGCTTGTTTTAAGATATTCCTCTACGGAAATTTCGTCAATCCTCGGCATACATGATGGGAAGTTCTTACCCTCATTCGTTTTATACAAAGAAAGTATATGACCGCCATTAACGACAAATGGTTCACCTTTTATTGGTGCAATCTCATAAAGTTTATCTACACCTCTATGAAGCTCCAGTACAGTACGTTTATTACCATCATCGCCAACAAGCTCGTCACCGACTTTTACGTCTTCAACATACTTGATTGAACCGTCATACATTAGGATTTTAGAACCTTTTGCGTGGCATCCAGTCGGAAGAACCATAATCGCATTGCTCTTTTTGTTAGAACAGAAGAAAGATACAGCAGCATCGCTCGCTTTTTGCTGGTAATCACGTAGTTTGTAACTCATAGCTAACCATTTATATGAGAAAGAATTTCATCTATCTTACGTTGTCTAACGACTGTACTATCGCCCAACTTTAGTCCTATTGCAACCAGCTTTTCAGAAATTTCTTTGATAGTACTATTACCCATATTGCGTGCTTTTAGCAAATCAGATTTCGTGTATCCTATAAGTTCACCAACTGTTGTTATATCAAAATTTGATATACAATTTTCGGCTCTTCTACTTAAACCTAAAACAGATATTGGCATCGCAAATTTTTCATCTTCTATTTCCTTTATCTTTACGGCTTCTTTTGCTAATTCTTTTTCTAATTCTAAAATTAGATTTATTGCTTCTTCTATCAATGATAGAATTTTTGTCATCTTCTCGTTCATATTCCTTTCTCCTTTCGTAATTTCTTATTTAGTACCTTGTAATACTTGATTAGCTGCTCGTATTCAAAATCAGACATCTTGATATTTGATGCAGCTTTCACTTTCAGCAAATCAAATTTCTGCTGACCTATCTTAGCAATCAGATTCACCCGATAGTCTTCCAAATGATCGGCTTTGAAGCGGTTGCAGTGACGGCATTCGGCATGGCAATTGTCTTCATCGAACCTTGTAGCCAGATGCGTACGGCTGAAATAGTGACCACAATCAGCCTGCGCAAACGGCTTTATCTGTCCGCATGAGATACAACGGAAATATCCGTTCGGCATACAATCACGAAGCCGGATGAAAAGAGAAAACTCCTTGTCGAGTTTAGCTTTCAAATCCGGCTTCTTCTTTACTGTTACCCCTGCTTTATCAAACAAGGGTAAAGGCTTGTCTTTCTTCTTAGCCTTAGTTCGCTTTATGTAGTATGGCATTATTTAAATCCCCATTCTTTCATGTAGTCAATGTTTTCAGGAAATCCTTCTACCGATTTAGGACTAAGGAATATTTTCTCACTTTCTAATTTTGAACCACCCCACTTAGTAGGTGGGCAATCTTCATATTCATCTTTGTTGGATTCGCTTACGCTGAAACGTGGTTGGAATCCATAACCTTGTACGCTTTCTCCTAAAAGATGACCGAATTTTCGCAATGCCCATTCAAAAGCGATTTCACGGTGACAATAATGAGAAGAATATACAGCAACAAAAATCTTATGTTGAAACAATCCTGTTTCAGTTAAATCAGGATGACAATTTATTCGGAAGTACTTTACATTTGAAAGTATTTCTTTTACAAACCTCTCGTATGTCTCGCATTCTTCTTTAGATAGGAACTCTTTCCCATCATTTGCGACATAGATTTTCTTAGTAATTTCTTTTTCTTCCATAATTTTACCAATTAAAAGCCCCGAAGCGTATTCTCCGGGGCACAACCATTATTTACTAACCCTTGCCATTTATGTGTGACTCACATTATTCCATC